TCAACAAGAAGATGTTGTCATTTGTATTGTCAGTGATATCAAAGATAATGAATGAGTAAGAAGATAATGGGAAACCATCAATGATTGGGTTCTCAATATCATTTGTATGAACATTGTCAAATGCTGGATTCAATACAAACTTCACGTTAGCCAAGAATGGAATAACATAAGATGTATAAGCAAATCCAAAGTTCAAGTCCATTCCTTTACCAGTGATAGCTCCGATGTCAGCAGCTTGGATAAGAAGACCTGAAGAGATTGCCTCTTGTTTGATAGCCTCATTAACCATTCTCATTCCACCCATACCAGTTTGAACTACTAAAGATCTTTTTGGATCTGGTCCTTGGAACTCAACTTTTCCATTGAAGAAGTTGTAGATCTCAGAACGGAACAAGTCAAGAGTAAAGTTATTTTTGTTGTATACTCTTTTGAATGAGTTATTCAACTGTTGCCATAAACCTACAGACAATCTAACATCATCTGGTCCGTCTTGACGAACTCTACCACCATGACCCCACATTAAGTAAGTCTCAATGTCAATTGCAATTTTAGATAAGTGAGCAGCTTCCATGTTAGTCAAGAATGTTCTTGACAAATCACCATTATCAAATGCTTTCTTAACTTTATCTTTACCCATTACTTTGATCATATCCTCTAAAGAAGATACAGATGGATCCATAGTTTTATCAAAGTTTCTCCAGATCTCAGTTACAGGAACTGTACCATCTGCATTCATTCCACCTTTGATCATCAAGTCAGCACGAGAAGAAATAGAATAGTGAACATGAGCTTCAGCACCACCTACGTAGTTATAGAATTCACGGAAACCTGTATTAGTTGTAATATCAGAGAATCTTTCACCATACTCTCCACGAGCAGAACCTTTACGGAATACTTTAGTACCATTAGCTAGGTACTTATCATCAATGTACTTATAGTTATCATTATTAACTAACTGTACAGTGTAGATAAATCCATCACCTAAAGGTAAGATATCTTCTGCTGTGATGTACATCTCAACACCGTTGTATTTGTCATATGTGATGATATCACCATGTCCAAATTCTCTTTTGTTAAGTTTGATACGGAATGTTGTTCCATCAACACCTTTGAAGTTGTTGTCTGGTTCAATATCCTCAACAATGTACGGAAGGTCAATAGAAACCGGAGTTTGCCATTTGTACTCTCCACGAGCATTATCTACCATGATAACATTCTTGCCACCAAATGAAGACATTTGATAAAGTGGCATTTCAACTTTTTGGGACATAGCCCACAAATCCACTGGACCTAAGTCCATTGGCTCTGCATCTTTCAGCATGTTTACCAAGTGGTATGAATCCACATGGGAACTTGCGTTGTAAGCGGTATCTCTGAGGAATATACCATTGTTCATTACTGGAGTTGCCATTATTTATTTGTTTTTGTTTGTTACTAATTAAAATCTCTTGAACAAATTATTTTGTCTTGAGAGTGTTTTTTGTTGTGGTTTCCCACTTGTTCTTTTTGGTTCTTCTGCTTCTTGTATAGAAGATCCTAATTTTCTTGACTGTTCTGTCTTTAATTGTCTTACTGTTTCTTCTACAGCTTTTTTAGATCCTTGTTCTCTTACTTTACCTTTGTATCCTTCTGGATCTGCAAGTAACCAAAGAGCTTCAGCAATCAAATCATGTCTAGGTTCTACAAATTGATACTTCTCTAATAAGTGCCCTAACATATTTGTTTGTTTACCCGAAATAGATGGATAACTTGGTTGTACTAATCCTGAGTATAACATACTCTGAATCTTTTTATCTAACTTAACACCACCTAGTTCACCAATTGACAATGTATTATAAACATTATCAGTATATGCTTTTGCTTGTTCTTGCTGTTGTTCTTTTTTATATTCTTGTTCTGCAAGTTTTCTAGCCATAATCTCATCTTGCATTTTATCTAACTTTGGTTTAAACTGTTGAGCTTTTTGCTCTAGTCTACCTAAGTCAGACCAATCATTAACCTCAGCTTCAATTTCTTCTGGGCTACCAAATTGAGTTGCATAAAGATATTGTCTTGCAATCTCTGCTTGATCATATTCATCAGCTGGATCTAATGATCTCATTTCTTCTACTTGAGCAAGAGTTCTAAATAATCCTTTTAAGTCAGTTCCACCATCTGCAACATATTTTGCTGCATATTGAAGTTCTTCTGGAAGTGCATTAAAGAATTCTTTTGGAACACTTTCTTTAATTTTATTTTCTCTTTCTTCAAAATTAGCTTCAAACAATTCTCTAAAGTCTTTAGTAGTATATTCTTCTAATGGTTTATCATCATCAAAAGGAACTAAAGAACCTTCTTCAATCATCTTAGTTGCTAATTCTGCAAGACCTGATTTATCTACTTTAGGTCTTCCTTTACCACCAGCATCTTCTTCTTGAGTAATTAAATTATCAAGTTCAGCAATTGCTTCATCTACTTCTTCTACCGTTGCTACAGGTCTATCAGATTTATCATCTTTAACTGTAGTATTGTCAAGGAACGCTGTGTCTACATCTTTTGGTTTAGAAAAGACAGAGTTTTTATTTTCTTTTGAATCTTCTTCTTCTGGTAGCATTACACTCTCTGCACCAGGCATTCCAAATAATTCATCAATGTTTACATCTACTTGAGCAACCGTTGTTGTCTCTTGTATTTCATTAAGATTGGTTTCCATGTTGGTTTTGGTTTTTATTTATAATATAATATAGTAATTAAATTTTAAAAATTTAAAAGCTAATATTTAATTTTGAGAACTATATGGCTAAAGCTATTTCTTTTTATTATTTGTTTTAGATTTTGAATCAGATCCAGAGTCATATTTGTTCTTATTTACTCTTGCAATTTCTAATTGTTTGTTTGCAATATCCTGTTGTGCCTGTAATTTTTGTTGTTCAATATCTATTTTTTGAGAATGCTTAACCATATCATCACTCTGTTTTTGTCTTTGAATGTTTGATTGATCTCTATAAGCTTCTGTTTCTCTAATCTCTTTCATAGCATCTCTATAGTCAGACATTTGATTTTGATCAACATCACCCATAGCTCCATAACCAGCTGCTCTAATTTCTGCAACAAGAATATCACGTTGTCTATCTTTCTCTTTCTCAGCCATTTGAGCATCAATTTTCATTTGCTCCATTTGTTGCTGAGCTTGAAGTTGTTGTTCTTGCATTTGTTGAGCTTGTTGCATTTCTTGTTGCTTCATTTCAGTCTGTTTTTCTTCAGTAGATTTTAATGCTGTATTAAGTTCAGCAATTGAATCTGATTGAATTACTTTACCAAGATCATAAATAGAAGCTCCGGTAGTATTATTCTGCATAGCAAATTGTTTAAGCTGTTCAAGAATAGCTCTATTATTTGCAGTTGTAGTACAGAATATATTAAGATCTCTTAAGAGAAGATCTGTACCATTTATTTCAAAGTTTACTTTTTCATCTGCCGAAGTTATATAAGTTAACCTAGTAGATGGTTTAGTAGAGTGATAATACTGTGCTAAGTCTGTACGCATTTGGTGGACTCTAGGCATCAGATAATCACAGTGTTGGATAAAGAATACCTCTGTCTGTGCATAAGACGATGCAGTGGCTTGTTCTACCCCTGTAGCGGTCATCTGAGATAACTGTTGTCCCATCCTTTGTGGATTAACTCCAATTACTTCAAATGCTTGTTGTTTAAAATGATTAGCTAAATTAACTCTTGACATTAATCTTTCTGTCTGAGATAAATCTAATTTTTGAAAATGCTGAAAGTTAAGTGCATTTTCTGTATTAGTAATAGACGTATCAAGTGGTAGCATTTGGAAATTCTTCATTGCTACATAAGCTTTAGCCAAATTGTTTTTACCCCAATCTTCTCCTAAGGAATGTTTTGGTAATGTATTCTGGTCAAGCATGATGATTGTACCAAGCTCATCTATTAAGATATCTGCAATTTGGTTATTTACAATGTTGTATCCAATTTGAAAAGGCTTCATTAAATCAATAAGAGCTGTAGATCTTGTATTTCTATCTGAGAATACTGCACCTTCTACAGGAAGTTTACATCCATATAAAGTGCTATCACCTTTAAATTGGAATTTTAATGGTCCAATTTCATCTTTATCAATTCCTATATACATAGGAGCAAATCCTCCAGGATTATTCATTCCCCAATATGAAGGAATGTTTGGTCCAATCTTAATGCCACCCCATACTTCATTAATCCAAATCCAATCAATATGTTCTCCAAATACTAAATTGTCTTTAGTTTTATTTTTATTTAATCTATTATCATAAATGGGTTTACTTGAAACTTTAAAATCTTCAGTTATAATCTCATTTAATACTTCACCTTGTTCAGTAACTTTTGTAAGATGTCCAACTTTTCTTTGAGACTTCCAATACACTGTAGATACTCTTAATAAATATGCAGTACCTTGATCAGTATAATCTTCACCTTCTGATAAAATTTGAGATATAATATCTCCACCATCATATATAGAATTTGCAGATGCTGTAGTAAACTGTCTCATAGCAAGTGAAGGCATATTAGTATTCCATTCATGAGACTTAGTAGCATCATAAAATGATCCATCATTTTGCATACCACCAATATTATAACCTGCAGATCTTACAGGATAAACTGCTTCTAATGCTTGTAGCTGTTCCTCATTCATTAGATAACCAAACTTATCAATAACATCAGCTGGTGTAAACATATCTGTTTTACCAACCCATTGTGCTTGAGAAATATATCTTGCGTCTGGAGATTTATGATAAAAACAAATTACTGGATTCCAAAGTTCTACCTCATAATCATCTTCTCTCATTTGAAAATGCCAGAACTCTCTATCTGTAATAAGCATATCACGAAAACCTCTTTCCTCTAGTTCATCCATTTTAAATCTTTCAATGTCAACCTTATGTTGGTGTGTTGCCCATTGTTCTATCATAGATCTATAATCCTTTTTAAAGAATTGTTCAATCTCTGGTAAAGTTTTAAGATTATCTGGAGCTAATTGTTGTTGTGCTTCGGGTGATTGTGGATCAAGTCCTTGTTCTAGTAATGCTGCTGTAATTTTTACTTGCGCATCTCCTAGTAAAGTTTCTTCTACCATTGCTCTCTTTTGCTCAAGCATCTCATTATATGAGAACTCATCTGCAGATCTATAAGTAAGTTTAGTAGATCTCTTAGCAAATTCAGCTACCAGAACATTAATAACATTTGGAATAATTGGATAAAACTTAAGTTCTAATGCAGAAGCATCCTCCTTAGTAAGCATCTCAACTATATCTCTATACTCATTATTCTCTTCAACTATATAATCACTACGGTCAATAATACCTTTAGCAAGTTTATAATTTTTCATTAATCTTCTGGCATTTCTGCGGATTTGTTTTAATCCTTGCCATTCAATCCAATCCAAATTCCAAGCAGCCCACTCTTGGGTTTTATCTTTTTTTGGAATAAATTGTAATGGTTGAGTAATGCTACCTAATTTTTGATAATCAGCTTTTGCACCATTCTTTAACTGTAAAGCATTATATACTTGCATATCTTTTACTTAATATTTCTAAATGGAGTTCGCTTCATAGAAGCTCCACCAATTGTTGTATTTCCACCCATATGACGGAAAGGACTCTTATTTAATTTAAACAAATTTTCTGACTTTTGCAAGTTTTTAGCTGCATCATCCATGATAACTCTTTTAGCATAGCCTCTATTAGATTGTTGTATCCTCATAAATGCAACTAATGCGCAGAAAGAAACTAGTCTATCCACATTGACTCCAGGTGCATATTCACGCATCTCTGTAAGTAACATAGGATCAGGTATTCTTTCTATACCGTATTTTGTACGTACAATTGTACCATCTGTTTTAGTTTCTACATCTAGTTCTTCTTTAGTATACTCTATGGCATAGTTAAGAAGATGTTGTTTAAACAATGTACCAGTATTTTTCCAACCATACTCTTGGAACACGTTAGTATTTGAACCAAGATCTTTTAAGAACATTATCTGACTCTTAGGTACTAAGAACCTTTGTTTCTTTCTAGATATCATATACTGGATAAACAATGAGATATTATTCTCAATTACTGTCCAAGCATTATACCATTCTATAATTAGTTCTAATCTCTGGTGAGTTTTATTAAGGTCGTCAAATCTACCACACCACGCTGCTACAATTTTATCTGGTTCTATGTATGTTTCTGTCTCAATACCAGTAACCTTAGTTACTTGAACCGGAGCTTTCATTACATAGATAGAACATAATGATTCTGATGTAGTTGTCTTACCTTCTGATACAGGGTCAATAGAAGCATAGTACTGTCCAAAGGTAGGATCCTTGATTGGTCTTTCCCATACTACTAAACAACCTGTTTTATCTTCAGTTTTTTTAGTAATAGGGAATTCTTTAATAGGTTGTTTATTAGATTCTTTTACCGTTGGTTTACCATTCTCATCTGTACTGATATCTAAAAACTCATATGCATATTCTTTTTCTTCAATTCTTCTAGCTTGTGCAGCAATAAGATGTGGAGGAAAGACTGATACACTTCTGTGAGCAAATGCCTCTTCAATATTTCTTGGTCTCTGTGAGATTCTTAACTGATAAGTTTCTGGATCTAGTTCTTTTTTCCAAGCATCAAATTGTTTGTCTAAAGCTACTAATGCTTCTTCTACAAGTGAATTACCATATTCATCAATGTAAGGAGGCATTGACCATTGCTCAGGAATAAACAAACCTGACAAACCTTCAGTACCTTTTGCATCAATAAGATTTGTTTCTACTGCATAGATGTCACTATCTGTTGGTGTAAGTATCATTCTTCTCAATGGTTCACACTGAGATAAATCTCCTACTGATCCTGCAGCAATAAACATTCCGGTAGTAATTAAACCAGATGCCATAGCTGGGCGCATGTATTCATACGTGAGATCCATCTTTGGTGCAATCCCTGCTTCCTCATGAAAGAAGTATTTTACCGGACCCCCTACACCATTTGTAGGATCTTTCTCAAATGACATGCCCTGCATGGTACCCTTTAGACCCACTTCTGTTTTTCTGTCCCCTTTTCTTACTTCAATCTTTTGCTGCCACATTAAGACTTTGTCTGGAGACATTGGACGATACCATGCAGTGTGCTCATTCAAGAAGGCAGCATATTCCGACATGAACTTCCAGGAACCCTTCTCATTGATATAATCTTTGAGGCTAGCTCCCATCTTTAAAGTTACCCCAGCTTCAAACCAAAGCTGATTAAGTAACTTAGAGATGTGGAAGTATGAGGAGGCTATCTGACGTTTCTTCAGAATAGCAACATGTTTATAATTAAGTTCTGCAAGTAATTCATATAGAGCCATATGATATTGGGCATCTCTAATCTTGGCAAAGTCAAACTTCTGTTGTTCTTTATCAAAGATTGGTAAGAAGTTTAACCACATGTAGTAGTCCCTTGTAATATACCATTTCTTATTACCATTTATATAGTAGACACCTTTTCTACATCTATTTTTTTGATCATCCCAATAAGATATAAAGTCTCTAGATCTAAAAGGAAAGGCACAGTATATATTCTGATCTCTAAACTTTACTGCTTCTATGTTAAACTGATAACTAGTTTCATCAAAGTTATATTTACCAGGTTCAGAGAATATAGATTTTATGTCATCAGAAAATTCTTCTCTAGATTCAAATGATACTGTAGTCCATTTGCCATTTTCCCAACAGGGAATATCTTGATATATTTCACTCATAGTTATTGATCATAAGCCATACCAATTCCTCCGCGTACTTTGCTTGATTGTTCTTCTTGTAGGTCTTTGTACACACCCTTGAAAGATGCTCTAATCTGGTCAAAGTTTTTAGCTGCAGCTACTAGAGAGTTAATATTACCATCTCTTCCTGCAGTAATCTGTGTAGTCTCCATGTATCTAGCTAATCTATCTAACATAGATGCCATACCTTTGTATGCTCTAGATGTTGGAGTTTCATACATTCTTCTACAAAACTCTAATGCAATAAAGATGTCCTGATCTTCCGTAGAAAATTCTGCTTCTATTTCTTTTAGAATAATATATTCTTTATCTACATCTGGAGTATTAAAGAATGGGTTCATATCCGGATTAGGACATGTCATATAAAAAAGATACAAGTAAATCTTTAAATGATCTTCTGGATAGTTATCCATTACATCTTTTAAAGCCTTAAGTGTATAA